ACATTTGAGAGACTATCTTCCTCAAAATATTCGCCAGAACTTTGTGGTTACATTCTCTCTTCGCTCTGCCCTACACTTTCTGGACTTAAGAGCAAAGTTGGATGCTCAAGTAGAAATACAAGCATTAAGTGAAGGTATGATCCCAGTAATGAGAGAATGGGTTCCAGAAATCTTTAGTTATTATGTCGAAAAAAGGCTTCACCGTGCTCGTCTAAGTCCCTGAAGTATTATGAAATCTTATTGCGTAAAAGACCATCTTACTGGTCATATATTTAAAGTTCTTCTTAGTGAACAGGATTTTCAAAATTTTCTTAAAGAAAATCCTGATATTGATGAGTGCATTGATTGTATTGAGTGTGATGACGCTAGTAGTATTACTTTAGAATAAATAATCACAGCATAATAGAGGTGTAAATTTTGGCGACATATCCCATAGTGAATAAGGAAACTGGTGAACAAAAAGAAGTTATAATGAGTGTTGATGAGTGGGATCAATGGAAAAAAGATAATTCCGAATGGATACGAGATTGGTCTGACCCCTCAACTTGCCCAGCATCTGGAGAACTGGGAGAGGTTTATGATAAACTTAAAAAATCTCATCCTGGATGGAACGACGTTCTTTTACAAGCATCAAAGGTTCCTGGATCAAAAGTAAAACCCGTTTAAACTTATATGTCAAGAAGAAAAAAAGACGAGCAACAAATTGGGGTTGGGATGGCTGCTAGACAAATGAAACGTAAAAAACCAATCAATCAGGATATAATGAGAGAGATTGAACCTCTCACAAAAAATCAAGAAATACTCTTTGAATCTTATAATAAAAATCAAAATCTTGTTGCATATGGTTGTGCGGGTACAGGCAAAACATTTATAACTCTCTATAATGCACTGAAAGATGTTCTAGATGAAAGAACTCCTTATGAAAAAATTTATATTGTAAGGTCTCTTGTAGCAACTCGTGAGATTGGATTCCTTCCTGGTGATCACGAGGATAAATCTTCTCTTTATCAGATTCCTTATAAGAATATGGTGAAGTATATGTTTGAGTTGCCATCAGAAGCAGACTTTGAAATGCTTTATGGTAATCTTAAAACTCAAGGAACGATTAGTTTTTGGAGTACTTCTTTTATTCGTGGTACTACACTGGACAAGGCAATTATTATTGTAGATGAATTTCAAAATTTAAATTTCCACGAATTGGATTCTATTATTACTCGTGTTGGTGAAGATTCTAAAATTATGTTCTGTGGTGATGCAACACAATCTGATTTAATTAAGACAAATGAACGTAATGGTATTATTGATTTTATGAAAATTTTAAGAGTAATGCCTTCTGTTGATATTATTGAATTTGGTGTAGAAGATATTGTAAGGTCTGGGTTTGTTAAAGAATATATTATTGCAAAAATGGAAATCGGTGTATGACATTTATTCATCATAATTACTTGGGTGATCTTGAATTAGATTGTAAAACCACAGAGAGTATTCGTTTATACAATCTCCCAAGCGGTCAGTGGGTTCCTTCAATTACTTCTGTAACTTCTTTCTATAATCGTGAGATTTTTGTTAAGTGGAGAAAGAGAGTTGGAATTGAAGAGGCAAATCGTATTACAAAAAGAGCAACAGCAAGAGGGACTGACTTTCACCAAGTTTGTCAAGACTATTTGGAGAATAAAGAACTTGTGTGGGAAAACTATCAACCCATATCAAAGTTTATGTTTTATCATGCAAAACCTTATCTTGATAAGATAAATAATATTCACGCAATTGAAAGAACTTTATATTCTGAATATTTTGGACTTGCCGGAAGAACTGACTGTATTGCAGAATATGAGGGAGAACTTGCAGTTATAGACTTTAAGACATCTGAAAAGATTAAACCAGAAGAATGGTTGGAAAATTACTTTGTGCAAGAAACATTTTATGCTGCTGCGTATTATGAACTAACTGAAATTGTTCCTGTTAAATTAATTACTATTATGGTTACTCCTGGTGGAGAAGTGAAAGTATTTGACAAAAGAAACAAAGGGGATTATATTAAGTTATTAGTTCGTTATATCAAAGAATTTGTACATCACAATATTGGGGCAACGAATGGAGAATGAATTAGAAAAAGTACTTGAGAGTAAATTCTTTTGTCCAACACGATTTGCTCAAGAGATTGAAAACCTTGTGCAAGTTAATGTTGAAATGAATTATATTGATGCTATTGTTCATTTTTGCGACAAGAATAGTATTGATTTAGAAGCTGTACCTAAACTCATCTCAAAACCACTTAAAGAAAAGATTAAGTGTGAGGCAACGGAACTTAATTTTCTTAAGAAGACCTCTCGCGCAAAATTGGTTTTTTAATCCATTTTGGGTGGTAAAAAATCCCGGCAAAAAATTCCTTATATTACCTTTTTTGAATGATGCCATATGATGCCTATTGCCAATATCTTGCGCTCAAAAATCACTTTACAAAAGATAGTTTTGACTATCATAAGTATTGTGGAAAATCAAGAGCAACAGTACAATCTTTCTACAAACGGAAAGACCGAATGTGGTTTGAAAAGTTTTCAAGACAAAAAACAGATCAAGAAGTTATAGATTTTTTTGTTGCAAACTTTGTATCTTGTAATGATCCAGAAAATTTATGGATTGGTGAAATAGTAAAGGAAGGTGAAGGAAGATACAAAAACTGGCAGAAAAAAATTCAATCATTATCATATCTGTTTAAAGAAGAATCTGAATATCTTTTTGAAGAAAATAAATTTGAAGAAGTTTTTAAGTGCTCAAAAGGACATCCAGTTCTTCTCAAAAGATTCTTGGGAGGAAAAATTTCATTAGAGACAATGGTTCTTTACGATAAAATCTTTTCATATACAAATAACTTTGATAAAAAACTGAAAGATCCTGTATGGGAAACCGTCAGTCGTAGAATTAAAAAATACAATTCATTCATAAATATTGACGTACTTAATTATCGCAAAATCTTGAAAAAAATTATTTTCAAAGAGCAATGAGTTTCTTTAGTTCAGAACTTGTAAGAGCAGAGATGATTGAAATTTCAGATCTGCAAGAAGAGATTTATGGAAGTGTGTTTCGATTTCCTTCAATGACAAAAGAAGATAAGATTGAGCACGTTACTCTTCTTGAAAAACTCTTAGGCAAGCAACAAATACTCTATACTCGGTTGAGTTTGTCTGATGACCCAGAAGCACAGGAGATGAAGCAAAGAATTGCTGATTCTGCTCAAATGATGGGTCTTCCTGCTCACGTTGATATGAACATCATCCTTGGTAATATGTCAAAAATGCTTGAAGCAATGAAACAACAAATTGACAAATCAGGTTCCGACCTGTAGAATATGGAAACCCTAAATAGATATAGAGTTAAATAATTTTATGTCTGTCATTTATGAGTTTGTTAATAACATAAATCAAAAAGTTTATGTTGGACAAACCGTTAATTTTAAAAAAAGAATTAGAGATCATAGATTTAATTATAATAAGGGAATAAAAAATACCCTTTTCTATAATGCCTTGAGAAAATATGGATGGGAAAATTTTTCAATTAATATTATTGAAGATTGTTCTGATGAATTATTAAATGAAAAAGAAATCTATTGGATAGAAGAAAAGAAGTCTTTATATCCTAATGGATATAATATACTGGAAGGTGGAAACCAAGCAAGACATACTGATATATCTAAACAAAAACTATCAGAAGGAAGAAAAGGTATGAAATTTAGTGAAAGTCATATTGAAAACTTGAGAAACTCTCATCTTGGATATGTAATGCCAGAGGAACAAAAGAGAAAAATATCAGAATCAAATAAAGGTAAAGTTTTTTCTGAAGAAACAAAAAATAAATTAAAGTATTCTCAACCACATAGAAGAGAAGTTGGTAGATTTGATATTGAAGGTAATTTGATAATTAAATATGAAAGTGTGAAGGATGCTGCATTAGATTTGAATTGTCATTCGGGACATATATCTGGATGTTGTAATGGAAAAAGGAAAATGAATAAAATTTTAAAAGGAGATACTTTAAAGTTTTTATAAACACTCTAGGGCTTGACATCCCTTTCTATTAAGAGTAGAATAAAGTTGTTATAAAAGCCAAATCCTACAAATACGAGGTAATCTAAATGTCGTTTGAAAATCTAAAAAAGCAATCTAATATTGGTTCTTTGACTGCCAAACTAGTTAAAGAAGTTGAAAAAATGAGTACTATATCTAGTGGTGCTGATGAGCGTCTCTGGAAGCCAACCATGGATAAAACCGGGGTAGGTTCAGCAGTTCTTCGTTTCCTGCCTGCTCCTGATGGTGAAGATCTTCCTTGGGCAAAAATGTATTCACATGCCTTCCAAGGTCCTGGTGGATCTTGGTATATAGAAAACAGCCTGACTACTATTGGCGGCAAAGATCCACTTGGGGAATATAATCGTGAACTGTGGAGCACTGGATCCGAAACAAATAAAGAAATTGTTCGTAAGCAAAAACGTAAACTGAATTATTATTCTAATATCTACGTTGTAAAAGATCCTACAAACCCTTCAAATGAGGGTAAAGTCTTCCTGTTTAAGTATGGTAAGAAAATCTTTGATAAGATTATGGAAGCAATGCAACCTGAGTTTGAAGATGAATCCCCAATCAATCCCTTTGATTTTTGGCAGGGTGCAAACTTTAAACTGAAGATTGTAAAGAAAGATGGTTACTGGAATTATGATAAGTCAGAGTTTGATCGTGTAAGTCCTTTGCTGGACGATGATGATGCTATGGAAGCAATCTGGAAGAAGGAATATTCACTGACTGCAATTACTGCACCTGATCAGTTCAAGACCTATGAGGAACTTGCACGTCGTATGAATATGGTTCTTGGGTTGAGTCCAACTTCTTCTCCTACTCAGTCTCGTGCTGTTGTGCAACAAGAAGATGAGTTTGAGTCTTATGCTCAAACACCAAGTATTGAAAATCGTGTAGTAGAAGAACTTGAGCAGTCTTATGCTCGTTCCAAGTCTCCTACTCTTCCTACAATCAATAGTTCTATTGATGAAGATGAAGACGACGCATTATCATATTTTCAAAAATTGGCAGAATAATCAACTATAAAGTCTAATATTATCTCCAGTCTTTAAGGATTCATTCAAAAACTGCGTGGATCCTTTTTTGTATTGCATAATATCATCCATATCATCAAACACAATATTCAAATATCTTGGTTTAAGTAAGAAGATATTTCTCTTATTATTTTCTACTTTCTCTTCATACTCATAGTTTGTTACTGGAATTGAAATATTTCCTGTGGTGATTTGTTGATCTATAAAGAAATCATAGTAACTCAACGAATAAGAAGAGTCTACTTGAAGTCCTGCAGGAACTATTGTAACTCCTTGATTATTCTTAACTTCTTCTGTTTCATAGTGATGAATACCATTGTAAAGAGTATCATAATCACCATACTTATCTAATACAAACCTATCAAAATCAGTTT